GTGGGAGCATGATCGTGATGGGAAGACTCTGTACTTCGATACGATGGAAGAAGTGCTAGACTGGATTGCCTTCTACGATAGTGGGAATGAGAAACAACTGAAACTAAACTTCGATAAGGAGGGACAGTAGTGCCGAATATGAATGACGTGAATTTCGATGCCCTATACTGTATGTTCAAGGGTGAGCCGGGCACAAGGAAGTCTACTCAGGCTCTATCATTCCCCGGACCCCAGTATTGGTTCTCATGGGATAGGAAGATGAATGGTATCTTTCTACCCATGCGTAAGTGGGGTGTAGATCCCAAGACAGTGACGTATGACGATTACGATAACTGGAATGCTCCGAAGAAGAAGTTGGAAGAGTTTCAAGTTAATTGTCCATACCGAACTATAGTCATTGATTCGGTCACATCGATGGCGGACATGACACTTCGACAGACTGTACAGTTGAAGTATGGTAAGACACGCAGTAGTGGTGCGCAGGCAGGTAAACTCATCGCAGGCATCGCAGTCAATGAGATTGAAGATTACAATGCCGAGAGTTCTGCACTCAACGAACTCATCGCACTCACGAAGGACATCAATAATTTTCACAAAGTCAACGTCATCCTGATTGCTCATGTGGTGAAAGCTGAGTATCGGGATACGACGAAGAATGTGACTCACATCAGCCGACAGATAGTTACGGCTGGTAAGAATGTTGCTGCGAAAATTCCTGCGTATTGTGGTGAAATATACCATTTCAACATAAAGAAAGGGTTTGTTGAGGGTAGTGGTGGAGACTACACTTTACTTACATCCCATGTAGGGGACGATTTCGCTAGAACTGCATTAGAACTACCAAATGAAATCGTATTCGGTGATAAACCATTATACGATACTTGGGTTAAACCCGCTATCCTCAAGGCGAAAGAATCCTATACTCCAACGACAAAGTTCTAGGAGGATACAGTGCGTAAAGCAGCAACGTGGGAAAATCTACAATCAAAACTAGAGGAAAGGACAATTACAGATCCCACAACTGATTGCTGGCTATGGCAAGGTGCCAGAAATGCACAAGGTTATGGAGTAATTAGAATAGGACAGGTGAATGTATGTGTGCATAGAGCATCAGCACACATATTTCATAACTTGGATATACTCAACAGTAAAGAATTAGCTACACATATTCCTCACTGTCCAAATAAGAATTGTTGGAATCCTACTCATATCGAGATAGGGGACCACAAGAAGAATGCAGAAGATATTTTGGTAGCTGGAAATTATCAAAATGGATCTGGAGGTGCTGGTAAGTCACACTGTATTCATGGTCATGAACTAGAAGGTTACAATCTAGTAATCACTAGTAGAGGAACTAGGGAATGCAGGACTTGTGGGAATAAACAGAAGGCAGAGTACAAACAAAGACAACGACAACAACAATAAGACAACACCAACGAAATAGAGGGTAGTTCAGTGCCAATGATTCAGTTTAGTGATCGGGATCTGCTGCGTGGGAAGATTCTTGAGCCTGCGTGGTACGTCGTAACCATCCAGAACGTGGGGGAGACTCCATCGAAAGATGGTGGTTCGACAAACTTTCCAGTAGAGGGTATCGTTGTGAAGAATGCGGACACTGGTTCGGAGGAGTTCGCAGGATTCCCCCTCGACTGGAATTTCAACAGCAAGGCGATTGGCTTTGCAGTCGGATTTCTGTCTGCTTTTGGAGTTGATGTGAAAGCAGGCGCACGATTCGATCTGGCGAATGCTGTGGGTCGTCAGTTGGAAGTGTTTGTGGAGAACGGTGAGTGGCAGGGGCGCATCGTGAACCGCGTCAACCACAAGTATCGTGCTCTGCGCACTGTGTAGTGACTGAGTGATTGAGTGAACAGAAGCCGGGGTAGTCGTGACCTATACTACTCCGGCTTCTTCTAAAACTAGGTCCAGCGTAAACTGAGGTGTGATGTGGTGTATGAGCCTGAGCCTGATCCGAACGAACTGCGTGTACCATACGGTGAAGTTCCAGCCAAGCCTACTGTCGAAGTAGAAGAAGATGTAGACATCCCAGTAGAGGATGATCTCGAAGCAGAGCTTGAAGATGATGACGACGACGAATTCGAGGATGATGACGATGACGACATCATCACCGAAGAGGAAGACGAAGAGAAGTCTTAACATTCATTGATCGGATCTGTCGCTGACATATCTCAAATAGATCCGATTGGTGATAGGGGGCGCACTCAATACTACAATGGGGTAGCTTACGGGTGCGTCCCCGCCTTTAGTTTACGAGTAAAGAAATGACTGAGACAACTAACAAAGTAGTTGGACGAGTGATTAAAGTGAGCAAAGCAGGATGGGGATTCATATCGTCGAAGGATATTGAATTCACCCGTATCTTCTTTCACTGGACCGCACTCCGACAGGACACAGTTACATTCCCTAACTTGAGAACAGGTATGTTGGTGGAGTTTACACCACTTCAATTCCAAGGCAAGGGATGGAGGGCTGTGCAAATAAAAGTAATCGACAAACCAAAGACCGAGGCACCGAATGAAACCTCTGATCTGTCCACACTGTCGGAATGAAGATGTGACTCTGATAGAACAGATATTACTACGAGGTGCTAAGTCATTTGCGATAACTAAGTATCTCTGTAATGTATGTTCCAAGACTTTCGTAGCTACGGATTACTATGGGGAAGATAAATGAATGACTTCGATAGAGAGATGCTACTGGACTTGATTAAGGACTGGAATGATACGCAGATCCTAGTCTACATTCAAGCACAGTACAATCGGATTGAAAATGCAGAAGCGATAATCCGAGAACTGAAGAAAGAATACAAGAAGAGAGTTAGAAAGACAAAGAAACCACTAGACACCGGAGATCGAAGTGGAGCATAAATTTGTACCTGGCCTTGGGGCAATCGGAGCCAAGCTACTGATACTGGGCGAAGCTCCATCACGCGAGGAAACTCTACAAGGTAAGCCATTTGTAGGTCCGTCTGGGAGAGAGTTGGACCGACTACTGAAGGATGCCGGTATCAGTCGTAGTGAATGCTTCATAACTAACGTCTGTAAGTATGAAGTCCCACCGAATCTAGACAAGAAGAAGCTACCATTCCACGTCAGAGCCAAGAATCATGGCATTGATATGGACAAACAGTTGAGTGAACTTAGGACTGAGATAAATGACATTAAGCCTAACTGCATACTTGCTCTCGGCGGGACTGCTCTATGGGCATTGTCCGGTCAAACTAAAATTAGCAAACATAGAGGTTCTATCAAGTGGGGTATGGGCACTAAGTTTGTTCCTACCTATCATCCCGCGCACTTGTTACATAGTGCTGCGGGTGGAGAAATCAAAGGTTATTGGAACCGTCAAATAATGATATTCGATTTCAAGCGTGCGTATGCCGAGAGTGCGACAAACACACTTGAACTACCGAATCGAATTCTGCAAATCTGTCACAACTCCGGTGAACTGTATGAGTTCCTAGAGAGATACAAGAACTGTGACAAGGTGTCAGTCGATATCGAGGCTGGTGGTCACTGTCTACCAATCTGTATCGGACTCTCATTCAATAAGTCTCATGGCATGTGCGTACCACTGTGGAATAAGGATGGAATCAGTTCCATTCCAACTTCAGACTTAGCTACTATTTGGATGATGTTGGCTAAGACTTTATGGGAGAAGAAAATTGTCGGACAAAACTTTAATTATGACCGTGATAAACTCAAAAGACTCGGATTCGCCATCAGAGGAATCCATTCAGATACTCTCCTCAAGGCATTTGCTATTAACCCTGAACTCCCAAAAGGGCTGGCATTTCTTACAAGTATCTACACAAGAGAACCCTTCTACAAAGATGAGGGTATGTATGAGGGGGACACTAGAGATTTACTACTTGGTTGTGCCCGAGACGCTTGTGTTACATTAGAGATAGACGAGAACATGGAACCGGATCTCGTGGAACTTGGTGTGAAGAAGTTCTATGACAACTTCCTGATGACACTGCCTGACTTCTATCTGGAAATTGAAAACAATGGTCTGTGCATCAATCAGGAGAAGCGAGAGGAATTAGTACGCAAGTATGTAGAGTGGGATGAGCGTCTCGGATTCGAGATGTTTGAATTGACTGGAGGGATTGACGTTAATCCTAACTCTCCACTCCAGGTTCATTCACTCTTGTTCGATCATTGGAAACTACCACGTCGAATGGGTGTGGGTGAAGAGGAACTGACTGCACTGTTGAACTTGCAGAGTGGAGTGCGTGACCCACATCAAAGGGAATGGATAGAGAAGTGTTTGGAGAGACGTAGGGTCAGGAAGACTATCAACACTTATCTACTTGCCATACCAGACTTCGATGGGAAGATGCGGACTACGTGTTTCATGTGTCTCGAAACAGGTCGCACTAGTACAGGTCAACAAGATCCGCCCATCAGACCACTGGTGGATATGGTTGGCAAGGGCAATAAGAAAGACATGAAAGTCATGGGCACGGCATTCCAAGTATTCACTAAGCATGGTGATATCGGTGGTGATGTGCGTGCAATGTATGAACCTGAACCTGGTTATATTTTCGTTCAACTAGACTCGTCGCAGGCCGAAGCTCGTGTAGTGTTTAACTTAGCACAAGATGAGCAGGCATTAAAGGACATAGACGAACATGACTACCACGCTCTTACTGCTTCTTGGTTTTTCGGTGGTGTCGAATCTGATTACTCTAAAAAGGTATTGGGATATGAGAGTCCGATTCGATTTGCTGGTAAGACTCTCAGACATGCAGGCCACCTTGGGGCAGGCAAACGACGAGCGAGTACGGAACTTAACACTCAAGCAAGAAAGTATAAAATTCCTATCACAATCACAGAAGCCGTAGCTGAACGCGCACTCAAGATATTCCACGCCAAACAACCACGTATCCAACAAGTGTTTCATACAGAAGTCATTGAAGCACTCAAAAACACTCGTCAACTAGTAGCTCCGCTACCATGGGGGATCGATGCTGAACGAGGTGGTGTACGTATTTTCTATGAGAGATGGGGAGATGACTTATTCAGAGAGGCTCTTGCCTACCTCCCTCAACGAGCTGTCACTGATAATACCAAAGCAGCAGGTATTAGAATTAAGAAGCAATTCAAGGAAGCTAAGATTATTCTTGAGGCTCATGATGCACTACTGTTCGCGGTTAGAAAGGAACATCTCGGAGATTTCATTCCTCTAGCTAAGAAAGAGATGGAACGTCCGATCAATTTCTTGGCATGTAGTCTACCACGTAGATTCCTCAAGATTCCATGTGATGTAGAGATTGGGGAGAACTACAAGGACTTAATTAAATTCAAGTTTCCTACACCAGAAGTTGAAGTGAAGGTAGTGGAGACTAGAATACTTAGCATAACTGAGCAATTCACCGTATCAGACTAGTTAAGGAATGAGTGATGACATGGTTAGAACAATTATTGGCACAACACTCAGAACTAGAGTCACCAACAAACTTCTGGTTATGGGGCGGAATCACAGCGATAAGTGCGATACTAAAGGACAATGTATGGATTGACCGACAGATATACAACCTGTATCCAAACATCTATGTCATGTTACATGCTGAGAGTGGATTGAAGAAAGGTCCACCTATCAGTATGGCGAAACAGTTGGTTCGTGGTGTGGGAGGTACCAGAATTATCAGTGGGCGTAGCTCTATTCAGGGTATTCTGAAGGAACTTGGTACAGCACAGACGTTACCAGGTGGGAAGGTATTAACTAAATCGACGGCATTCATTTGCAGTAGTGAGTTGACATCTAGCATAGTCGAGGACAAGGTA